ACGGGCTTCCCTAGTGCACTGGGGAAGCCCGTAGATACGGGGCCCCGGGAGCGTCCCGGGGCAGGCCCTCAAGCGGCAAGGGCCAGACCGTCGGCGCGTTCGGCCATCGGTGTGACCTTTGTAGCTGGGCGGATGCTTGCCAGCGCTTCGACTTGCGCTGGGGTCAAGGCGTCAGCCTTGTGCATGGCGCACAGCTGGGCGATCACTGCATCTACGTTCAAGCCGCCGGACTCGGTGCCGGACTTGGCGCCGGACTCGGTGCCGGACTTGGCGCCGGACTCGGTGCCGGACTTGGCGCCGGACTCGGTGCCGGACTTGGCGCCGGACTCTGATGCTTTTGTCAACCGCTCGGCTTCGGCTTTCAGCGCCGATTGGTTTGACGTAGCAACGCTGGCAGTGATGCGGCCAAGGTCGAAGGGTTCCAATGTCACGACTCGTGCAGGCCCTTTGCCGCTAGCCACGTAGTAGTTCACGACTCCACTGCGGGCTCTGGCGAACTTCCGTAGGGTGAGAATGTAGACGTACAGCGTCTTTACCGGGCCGGACAATGACTTGTCCAACGTGGCCCACCCCGTAGCCGCAGGAAGCTCGTTTCGTTCGCAGACGAGCTGGCGGATCTCCTCGGCCAGTACTTCCATGGTAACGAAAGATTGTAGTGCTGCTTCTTGTAGCAGGGCAAACGCGGTGCCTTTGCCTTGAGCTGCAGCGTAAACGGCGATAGCTTTTTCGGAGAATTGGCGCATGGTATCGATCCTTAAGACTAGGGTAAATGCGGCCCGATTATTCGGGCCGGTAATCCGAAGGATTACCCTAATGGGCGGCCATTAGGGAAACCCTCGTGAGGGTTTCGGTTTCACAAGCCGCGGGTTAGGCCCTAAACCTTACCGCGGCTAGAAACCATGAGCGCTAAGACAATGCGCATGCCTCAAAAAGTTAGCCGGGTTCTCAATTTTGACCCGTGGCTAACTTCGCTGCTATCAAAACCCGTTACAGGGTGCCTGTCTGCACTATGCATATACATCCGCGCCTTTCGGCTGCTAATCGGGGTCATTCTTTCGCTTTTCGAATGGTTTGCACGGCGGCTATGTTCGGGGTTTTCTTTCGCATCCTTTCCCTCGTTTGTTTCTCTTGGCACAAGGTGGCCTCACGTCCTATCTCACCGCCTAGGTGGGCGCCGGGCCCGCTATCCCGGCCGCGCCTCACGGCGCGGATTTCTGGCCTAACCCTGCCAGTCTGGTGCGCAAACCCCTAGGGGCTCACCCTAGAGATAGCGCGCTTGAGTTGTTAAAGAGCGCTGCCGGAGCCTACCGCCGGACTGCGCCGCGGGCTTACCGCCCGGGGCTTGCATCTATCGTTTCCTCTAGTGCATGGCTAGTAATGTATCCCTAAGCGCTAAGGAACCAATCAGGACAAACCCTAATAGGGTTTACCCCACATATAACTTCGGTGCGCGACGCATGCACGCGTTAAATAGATTCGGAATTAGCGAAACGCAATAGGGGTTTACCCTAATGTTCTGCATTCGCTGTTTTTTCAGACCCCCATAGGGGTTAGGTACCAAAAGGCAAAAAAGGCCATAAACGGCCGTCTGATGCTTTCCAGCGGCAAAGGGTTAACCCCTAGTCTAGCTGGCCTGGTTTTTGACGGCATGTTTGTTGCCTGTTACAATTACACGCCCATTAGTAACACACTGATACGCACGCATCGGCTATTCGGCCCATGCCAGCAAGCACGCACATCCTTAGCCCTAAGGGCCATGCGGGTATCACTGGGCCATGCCCAGCGCTCGACCCGGGGCCATGACCCGGGCCCATGCCCAGCGCTCGACCCGGGGCCATGGCAAGGGCTCGACCCGGGCCCATGGCAAGGGCTCGACCCGGGCCCATGGCAAGGGCTCTACCCGGGGCCATGGCAAGGGCTCTACCCGGGGCCATGACCCGGGCCCATGCCCAGCGCTCGACCCGGGGCCATGGCAAGGGCTCGACCCGGGGCCATGGCAAGGGCTCGACCCGGGCCCATGGCAAGGGCTCGACCCGGGGCCATGACCCGGGGCCATGCCCAGCGCTCGACCCGGGGCCATGGCAAGGGCTCGACCCGGGGCCATGACCCGGGCCCATGGTGGCCGCCGAATCCGCGCCCCAGGGAGTGTCAGGGCCCCAGGTACACTTTGCGCCATGGGCCTGGTCCTGGGCCACGGCCCTGGGCCCCTCCCCCTTCGCGAAATTTTTGGTATCTTTTCGGCCAGTTTTGCAAGACAATACCCCCATGACCATTCTGGATCGCGCTCAGCCCTACATCCCGACCCTGGAGGCCCGGGAGATCACCATCCGCGCCCTGGCCAAGATCCTCGGATGCCACGAGTGCTACCTCTCCAGGGCACTCCAAGGGCACTTGAACCGGGTCGAAAGCAGCACCAAACTCCGCAGAAAACAAGCAAAGTTGCTCGAATCTCGCAAAGAAATGCGCCAAAGACACGCGCTTTTGGTGAAAAGCGGGGCGAAAAGCCTCAAAAAAGGCGCCGCAGACGCGAGATGCAGCGAAAGAACCATTCGGCGCTATGTTGCCAACCTATCCTGACCATGGCCCTCAAAGACCACAGCCTCAGCGGCGTTCCACGTGAAACCGCCCTCGTCAATCTCGACATCCTGGACGAGCTCGAGCTCCTCAGCCTTAGGGCCCAGATCGACAGCCGACTGAACCTAGGCACCATCCGGGAAATCGACCTCGGCCACGAGTTGACGCTACAGTTGCGCACCGTAAAGGCCTTGCAGCAGGCCGCCAGCGACGACCTCGACACGCCTTTCGGCCAGAAGGCCCAGACGGCCATGGCTGTGCAGCGCTTGCTGCAGGACCTGGTCAAGATGCAGACCGAAATCCACAACTCCGAGTTCGCCAAGGCGCTCGAAGGTATGGTCATCAAGGCCTTCGCCCTTTGCGAGGCTGCGGCCGACCCAACACTTGCGGGCGTGCTCAAGCAGGTCAAGGACCTATTCTTCGAGCAGTACGAGTCGCTGCAGGCCTCAGCAAGTGAGTGAGCACTCACTTACGCCGGCGGCAAGCCTTGCCAGGCTAAAGGCGGGCGTCTACGCCACCTATAGCCTGAGCCAGATTCCGACCTGGATCACAGAAAAGACGTTCCTGCATGGCCGCCGGTACTCGTTCAAGGGCCACGAGTTCCAGCACCAGGTCGTTCAGGATGAAAGCCAAGAGGTCAACTGCCAGAAGTGCAGCCAGATCGGCATGACCGAGGCCCAAGCCCGGTGGAGCATGGGGATCTGCAAGGTCTTCCCCAACTTCTCGCTGATCTACACGATGCCCTACAGCAACGACGCAGAGATCCTGTGCCGGACCCGGGTCGACCCTATCATCGCCAGCAGCCCCGAGCTTGCGCAAGCGATGAACCCCGACATGAACAACTCCCAGATCAAGCAGATCGGGAACTCATTCATCTACTTCCGGGGCACCCAGGGCAACACCCAGGCCATCTCGATCCCGGCCGACTGCATCATTTCCGACGAGATCGATCGGTCATCAGCGCATATCCTAAGCCAGTACACCAGCCGGCTGACCCATAGCCCGTGGAAGCTGCGGCGCAACTTCTCGACGCCTACGATCGACGGGTTCGGCATCGCCGGCAAGATGGAGACTTCAAGGCGCTTCCGTAACGTCTGCAAGTGCCACCACTGCAGCCACACCTTCGTGCCGGACTACTATCAGCACGTGGTGATTCCCGGTTTCGCCGGCAAGCTCGAGGAAGTGACGAAGCCACTGCTGGCGCGCATCCGGTGGAAGGAGGCCAAGCTGCTATGCCCGCGCTGCGGCCAAGTGCCCAGCCTGCTACCGCAGCACCGGGAGTGGGTCCAGGAGAACACCCTGGATCTTCATGACGCCGCGGGCTACTACGTAAGCCCGTTCGACGCTCCGCTGCTCATCACCGTCACGAGCCTTGTGAAAGCGAGCACGGAATACGCCCGGCTGTCCGAGTTCAAGAACCAGAACCTGGGCATCACCGCCCAGGAGGCCGAGGATGTCCTCACGCTCGATGACTTGCGCAAGAGCCTGGTCCAGGGCGACCTCAAGGACAGCGGGCTGTACGCCATGGGCGCGGACATGGGCCTAATCTGCCGCATTGTCATCGGCCGCCTGGACGCCAACGGGGTCCTAGTGGTAGTACACCGGGAGAAGGTGCCACTGGGCAACTTCGAGAACCGGTACAGGGAACTCACGAGCGAGTTTCGGTGCCTGATGAAGGTGTTCGACAGCCAGCCGTACGTCGACCTTGTGATGCGGCTACAGAGCCAGGACCCTAACCTCTATGCCGGCGTATTCGTCAAGAGCAAGCGGGTCGAGGTCTTCCGCGCCCAAGAACAGAAGGAAGATCCAGAGGCCGGAAAGCTGGACATGCGCCAGGTGCAGATCAACCGAAACAAGGCGCTCGACGAGCTTGTGGGGCACATCAAACACCAGGGCCTAGCACTTCAGGCCAACCCGAACGAGGATGAGGACTATGAGAAGGAGTGCCTCGACCTCAAGCGGGTGCAGGTCCGCGATGAGTCCGGCGACCTCACGTTCAGCTGGGAGAAGTCCGCCCAGGGCAACGACCACTACCTATTTGCCACCCTTTACCTGTATGCTGCGGCCCGGCTGCGGGGCATGGCCAGCAGTAGCTTCATGCCGACCAGCATACTGAGCACCTTTGCTCTCAAACGAGACGTCTAGGAGGACGCGATGACCCAAGTACGTGCCAAATTCCGAGTCAATCTGGTGACCCCTTACCTGGACGTGGGCGGCAAGCCCAGCGGGTGGCGTATCAGCCTGGCGCCGGTCTACGACAGTAACCCGCAGTCGGAGAACGGCCAGTTCTACCAGCAGACCCCTTGGGGTGACATCACCCTGGGCACGGTCAACTCCGCGGCCTCTGAGTTTTTCAAGAGTGGCGCTGAGATCTACGTGGACTTCACCCCCGTGCAGCCGGCGGATTGACAGCCCTGCGGAGTCTGACTTAGACTCCGCGTCGTCGAGAGAGCTTGGGCCGTGGGTCAGCAATGTGGCCTCCCTGCTGACATCTGGACCAGCACGCCGTGGAGTCCTCCCTGCTGGTGAATAACTGAGGACCAGGGGCCACGCCCCAAGCTCTCTCGACGGCGCGGCGCGCCACAGGCACAATGGGGGACCCATGAAGACGCCCATCGACATCTTCGAGACCCCCCTCTGGAAGGCTGCCACCTCTGTGGCACCGGTCCAGATGCCCAAGGTCAGCCCGAAGCAACAGAGCTACCCGGGCTTTGCCGTGGGACTCACAGCCAGCACGTCCGTGCTTCGCCGCGAAGACCTGGGGCTGGCCAGCACCGACATTCTGTCGTTTCGGTCAGAAGGTGATAGCCGAAAGATGCTGGCCAAGCTGGCTCGGGCCAATCCGGACCTGGGCGCAGCTGTCAATGCCTACCTCCGGGTGGGCCTGACACAGTCGGCCAAATGCTGGGCCATCAACATGGCGGACGGCAGCTTCAACCGTGATGCCACCATCCTTGCGCACACCCTGGTGCGCCGCTTCGACCTGGTACCCGACTACGTGGCGGACGGCTTCAGCCAGACGGCCAGCATTCGCTCTTTCGCGGAGTCCGCGGCACTTGAGATCCTGTTCAATGGCGCGGCCTGCTCCGAGCTTGTGCTGGACAAGACCCGCTTGCCTGGCAAGCTGATGCTGGTGCCTGTCGTCAACATCAAGTTCTACCAGGACGACAAGGGCGTCCGGCCTGTGCAACTTGTGGGCGGCCAGGAGGTTGACCTCGACTTTCCGACCATCTTCTGGACCAGCGTGGACCAGCCGGTGCTCAGCGCCTACGCGCACAGCCCGCTGGAGGCCAGCATTCAGCCTGTGCTGGCCGACAGCGAGTATCTGAACGATCTTCGTCGCGTGCTCAAGCGCGCTGTGCAGCCGCGCCTGCAGGCCCTGATCGATATGGATGTGGCCAAGAAGATGGCGCCTCCTGAAGTCCAGGTGGACCCAGCCAAGATGGAAGCTTTCCTGGTCCAGATCCGCGCCGACGTGGAACGGACGCTGAACGGGCTGAGCCCGGAAGACGCTCTCGTGGCGTTCAACATGATCAACTTCAGCTATGTGTCAGGTGGCACGGGCGACGTGCCAGACGTCATCACGGTCATCCAGCAGCTGCTGAACGCCAAAATGTCGGCCGGGTCCAAGACGTTACCGTCTGTGCTCGGCCATGGCTCTGGCAGCCAGAACATCGCCAGCAGTGAGACGCTGCTCTTCATGAAGTCAGCCGACGGCATCGTGCGTAGCAAGCTCAACGAGATGCTCTCGAAGATGCTGACACTGGGCGTGCGACTGTTCGGCCAGGACGTTGCAGTCTATTTCGAGTACGACCCCATCCAGTTGCGGCCTGCAGATGAACTGGAGGCCTTCAAGGCCATGCAGCAGGCCAGGGTGCTGGAGCAGTTGAGCCTTGGCTTTCTGGAAGACGACATGGCGGCGATCCTCCTGACAAGCCGTGTCACTCCCAACGGCTTCAAGCCACTATCCGGCACCCAGTTTTATGGCGCCAAGTCGGTAGACCCGGCAGGCAACGGCTACTCGGGCACCAGCAACGGTGGCGCGGGTGGCGGGGCGCTGAACCAGAGCCTCAAGCCTGGCACGCCCAAGAAGGCAGGGGGCAAGTCGCAGTGAGCGCTCAACCCATTGTCATCGAGTGGAAGCGCGGGGACTTCTTCAGCGTCGCCTGCCAGTATCGGGATGACGCCGGCGTCAACACTGACTTCACGGCGCTTGGCATCTCGGTACGCAGCCAGGTGCGGCGGCCGGACGGAAGGCTTGTCGCCGAACTTGCTGTGGCTTCTGGCGCCACGGGGGCCTACCTCCTTGAGCAAACGACGGCCGACTGGCCTCTCGGCGACTTGCTCTGGGACATCCAGTACACGCTGGCGACGAAGCCCTTCTCGACTCAGAACATGACCATCCGCGTTTTTCGCGGCGCGACGGAGCCGAATTGAGCACGACCGAGATCATCGTTCGAGCCGGATCCGGGACCGCGGTCAGCCAGGTCGTCTACCAGACAGTCCTGAACCAGGCCCTGCTCATCGCCGGGCCGCCTGGGCCAGTCGGGCCGCCAGGCGGCGCCGTACCGACCCTTGCGTTCTCGTACGGAGACGCAACGCCGGAACTTGTGGCAACCCTGTTGGCCGGCCAGCGGCTTGTTGAAGTTCGGTTGTCGGTCGAGACGGCGTTCAACGGTAGCGGCGCCAGGCTATCGGTGGGCACCACGGCAGACCACAATGCTTTTGCGGACGAGTCCGTCGTGGATCCTACGACGGCCGCGGTGTTTGAGTTCTCGCCGCAGACCGTGTTTTTGGTGGATACTCCGGTGTATCTTTTCATTACCCCTGGCAGCGGAGCTTCCGCAGGCAAAGGGAGTGTCATTCTTCAACGTCAGTAGGGAACCTACGTCATGGGCATCTATCAGGACCTGGTTGGCACACTCCGTGCCGCTCTCAAGATCGGTGGCACCGCAGGCGTGGTGCTGAAAAACTCGGCTGGCAACCTGCTGGTCCGCAACACCGGCGACAGTGCCGACGCTGCGGTCACAGCCAGCAAGGTCAGTGTGTCAGGCGAGGTCCTGGAGTTGAACTCTGACGCCGCGGGCTCAGGCGCCGACTGGAAGACGACCATTCAGCGCCCGGCCAGCGGCCAGGCTGCTGCGCTGACTTTGACCTTGCCGGTCAATGCGGGCACTGCCGCCCAAGTGCTGTCCACTGACGGCACGGGCGTGCTTTCCTGGGTCAGCGCTGGCTCGAATGCCTCCAGCGACAAGATGGACACGACCGGCTTGGCCTTCGGCACTGCCAGCCCTCTGACCCTGTTCAGCACAGGTGCTGCCGACATCATCGAGAAGGTTCAGGTCGTCATTGACACGGCCTTCAACGGTGCGCCTACCCTGTCGGTTGGTGTTTCCGGCACTACCAGCAAGTACATGAGCGCCACCGACGTGGACTTGACGGCTGCTGCCGGCACCGTATTTGAGGTCCACCCAGGCCTGACCGCTGCCGGCGTCGAAGCCCTGATTGCCACCTACGCTGCTGGCGGTGCCTCAGCAGGCGCCGCTCGCATTCTCGTCTTCTTCGGCTCACCGGCCTAAGCGACCAGGGGCCCCTAGATGGGGATCTTTCAAGACCTCCTGGGCACGCTTAGGGCGTCGTTCAAGATCGCTAAGGCCACTCTCTCGACGAGTGGCCTTACTGCTGCCCGGACGTTTAATTTTCCAGACGTTGGCGGCACTGTCGCGCTCAACTCGCAATACCGCTTGCTCATCCAGGCGACCATTGCCGAGGGTGCGACGACGCCAGACCCCGGTGCCACCGGTTGCTGGGCGTGGTCAACCACGCTCTCATCCATCGTCTTTTGGGATGGCACCCGCTGGCGCGCAGCGACGCCCGGCATTACAGTTGGGACCACAGCACCAGCCAACCCCGCCGTGGGCCAGATCTGGGTAGATACAAACTGAGGTAGTCATGCCCGCGAACAAGATCCCCCGTAAAGGCTGGCAGGAAACTCGAAGGCCCGGGACCTGGTCGTCTAGAGGCAGAGAGGTCGTCACCGACGCTTCAGTACGGGAGGACCTCTGCAGTCTCATGGCCTTGATGGGCCCAGGTAACAAGGTGCAGAGCCTTGGGCAGGCTTTCGTACGGATTGGCCCGCACCTGTATGCTTGAGCCGGCTAGACAGCAGCTGGCCCGAAAGGTCAGTAGCCTTGAACGGAGATTGTCTCAGGCTGAACGGGACAGCTTCGGGGCGCTGGCCGAGTCATTCAAAGCTGAAATCTCCCGAATCACTCACGCGCTACGGGGCATGCCGCACCAGCGCAAAACACCGAAAGCTGAACCACCATGTCACTCTCTCCCGCCCAACTGACCACCCTGCAAGCCGCGATCCAGGCGGACCCCACGGCCAACGTGATGTTTCTGGCCCAGAACACGCCTGACCTGACGACCTGGTGCAACGCCCAGAAACCCGGGTCAACCGCGTGGGCCACGTCCATCACACCCGAGAGCCTGGACAGCGCGGCCACGTACCTGAATTTCGACTCGCTGGTTGCGGGTAAGCGGGACTCCTGGAAGATGCTGGTG